GACTTAAAAATGGATCTAAAATTACAGCGAAATCATCTAATGCTGATGCAGCAAGATCCGAAGCGGTATCGCTCTTACTTATTGATGAGGCCGCCTTCATTGATAATATTGACGAAACATTTGCAGCTGCTCAACAAACACTAGCAACCGGTGGTCAATGTATGGCTTTATCAACTCCTAACGGTATTGGTAACTGGTTCCATCAAACATGGGAGAAAGCAGAATCAGGAGAAAATAGCTTTTTACCTATAAGATTACCATGGACAGTACATCCTGAAAGAGACCAAGCTTGGAGAGACCAACAAGACTCAGACTTAGGTCCTAAGATGGCTGGTCAGGAATGTGATTGTGATTTCTTAGCTTCTGGTGATACAGTATTTGAACCAGATGATATGTCTTTTTATGAACAAACTTATCAAAAAGATCCTTTAGAAAGAAGAGGAGTTGATGGTAATTTTTGGGTATGGGAAGGAGTAGATTATACTAAATCATATATGGTAGTAGCAGATGTCGCTCGAGGAGATGGAAGGGATTATTCTGCATTTCACATATTTGACATAGAAACTGCTACACAAGTAGGAGAGTACAAAGGTAAGATAGCTCCAAGAGATTTCGGTAATATGTTAGTCGGAATTGCATCAGAATACAATGAAGCACTTCTAGTAGTAGAAAATGCAAATATTGGTTGGGCTACTATAGAACAGATATTAGAAAGAGAATATCGTAATTTATTCTACAGTGCTACCAATAATATGGAGACAGTAGAAACTTATATGCATAAATTTGAAAGAGATAAGTTAGTTCCTGGCTTTACAATGTCTGCTAGAACTAGACCTCTTGTTATTGCCAAGATGATTGAGTATATTAGAGATCATTCAGCAACTATACAATCTAAGAGGTTAATGTCTGAAATGAGAGTATTTGTATGGAAAAACGGTAAAGCACAAGCACAAGACAGATATAACGATGACCTTATTATATCATGTGCTACTGCACTATATGTTAGGGATACTGCACTTAGACTAAGGCAACAAGGTATTGACTTAGCAAGAGCTCAACTATCTTCTTTTACTAATCTTAACCAAAAAAATAAAGCAGTCATTAAATCAGTTGGAAACCAACAAAATAATCCTTATATTATAGATAATGGTCGTACAACAGAAGATATCTCGTGGATATTAAAATAGACTATTTATATAAAAATATATTTTAGATGGCAGATACATCATTGTTCGGAAGACTACAGAGACTATTCTCGAACGACATAATCGTTAGAAATGTCGGTGGGACACAGTTAAAAGTAGCGGACACTAATCAAATACAAACTACTGGTAAAGTTAAAACTAATTCCTTAATGGATAGGTTTACTAGGTTATATACGTATAACAAAGCCAATATATTTAATCCGAACCTAAACTACCAAACACTTAGGATTCAGTTATATTCTGATTATGAAGCAATGGACACTGATCCTATTATAGCTTCAGCATTAGATGTTATTGCTGATGAGGCAACAGTAAAAAATGATCAAAACGAAGTTTTAGCAATTAAATCTTCAGATGAAAATATTCAAAGAGTTCTTTATAATTTATTCTATGACGTATTAAATATAGAATTTAACTTATGGTCTTGGACTAGACAAATGTGTAAGTATGGAGACTTTTTCTTAAAGTTAGAGATAGCAGAGAAGTTTGGAGTATATAACGTACTTCCTTATACTGTTTACCATATTGCTCGTTTAGAAGGACATGACGAAGATAATCCAACTAAAGTAGAGTTTGAATTAGATCCTGACGGAATAGCAGCATCTACAGATACTAACTACTTACCAAACAAAAAACAATCATCTAGAATTAAAATAGATAATTACGAGATGGCTCACTTCAGATTAATATCTGACGTACATTACTTACCTTACGGTAGATCTTACTTAGAGCCAGCTAGAAAGATATTTAAACAAACAACGTTAATGGAAGATGCGATGTTAATTCATCGTATAATGAGAGCACCTGAGAAGAGAATGTTCTATATTAACGTAGGTTCTATTCCTCCTAATGAAGTAGAGCAGTTTATGCAGACTACTATTAACAGTATGAAAAAGACTCCTTATGTTGATCCTAATACAGGTCAATATAACTTGAAGTTTAACATGCAGAATATGATGGAAGACTTTTACCTACCGGTAAGAGGAGGAGATACATCAACAAGAATTGAAACGACTAAAGGCTTAGATTACGATGGTACAACAGATGTACAGTATCTACAAGCTAAACTCTTTGCTGCTTTAAAGATACCAAAAGCTTACTTTGGATACGAAGGAGATCTATCTGGTAAAGCTACATTAGCAGCAGAAGATATACGATTTGCAAGAACAGTTGAAAGAATCCAAAAGATTATGGAGTCTGAGTTAACTAAAATTGCATTAGTTCATTTGTACACTCAAGGGTTCCAAGGAGAAAGTTTAACTAATTTTGAGATTAAGTTAACTACTCCATCTATTATATTTGAACAAGAGAAAGTAGCGTTATTAAAAGAGAAAGTTGATTTAGCTTCACAAATGCAAGATTCTAAATTATTCTCATCAGATTACATTTACGAAAATATATTCGACCTTTCAGAAGATTCTTATATGGAAATGAGAGACTTAATGATTGAAGATGAGAAACGTAGATTTAGAAGAGCACAGATTGAAGGTGAAGGTAACGATCCAGCTAAGTCAGGAATGACTTACGGTACTCCACATGATCTAGCATCTATGTACGGTAGAAGATCTACTTCTACACCTAAAGGTGGAGGAGCAGGAGATGTACCTGCAGGTTATGACGAAGTACCTGAATGGGGTGAGCCAGGCCCTGAAGGAGGAAGACCAACAGAGAAAGCATCGGTTTATGGAACAAATGACGCCCTAGGAGGAAGAGATCCTCTTGGACAGCATGGCATGAAAGGCGGTTTTCCTAGTGATGCAGATAACGTAAATGAAACGAAAGCCAAAACTATACTTAAACAACAGCTCAGTAACCTTAAACAGATTGTCTTCGAAAAAGACACTAATGAAGACGGTTCTAACCTATTAAGTGAAGATAACATTAAAGATTTAGGTAAGTAGTGCATATTTATAATAGTAAACGTGTATAATGAAAATAAAGCATTCCAAGTATAAAAATACTGGGCTAATATTCGAATTATTAGTCAAGCAGATTGCCGCTGACACTCTCAATAAAGAAGAGTCACCGGCTATTAGCATTATACGAGAGTATTTCGCTAACAGATCAACCTTAGCAAAGGAATACAAGATGTATAGTCTTGTAATGAAAGCAAACGGAGTAGCACAGAGAAAAGCAGAAGCTATAGTTTCTACTGTGACAGAGATATCTAGAAAGTTAGATCAGAAAATACTTAAAACCCAAAAATATAAACTAATCTCAGAGATTAAGAAACATTATAATCTTGAAGAGTTTTTTAGTATACAAGTAAGAGATTACAAACCTCTTGCTGCATTATATTGTCTACTTGAAGCACAAAATAACGCTGATATAGTAGACCCACAATATTTAGTAGATAATAAGTTAACAATCCTAGAGCACTTAACTGCGAAAAAGCAAAACGAGGATAGCGTAAAGGATACCTTAATAGAAGAGTATTCGAAGTACGATAAGGACTTAAGGTTGTTGACTTTTAAAATATTATTAGAGAAGTTTAACGATAACTACAAAGACTTACTACCAGAGCAGAAGTACATACTTAAAGAGTTTATTACATCTGTCAATTCTAAAGCACGTTTACGCAATATAGTTAATGAAGAATTAGCTAAGATCGCTAAAGAAGTAGAGAAGTTTACATCTAAAATAAAAGACGAAGTAGTTAAAATTAAGTTAGAAGAAGTCTCTAAAGCAATTGTTCCGTTAAAAAAGACAGAAGCTATTAGTGATAGTCACTTAATTAATCTCATGCAATATTACGATTTAGTTAATGAATTAAAAACTCTGTAATGAAAAGATCAGAGTTAGTATCATTAGTTAAAGAAGTAATGACTGAGTTAGACGAAGCTAACGTTACTGGTGGGTCAGCTACATTTACTCCTGGACAAGGAATGAATTATGCTACACCATTTGCTTTTGGTAATGCAAAAAGAGCAAAAAAGACATTAAAGAAACAAGGATACAAAGAAGTATAAACAATGACAGCAACTGAAAAATATAACTCCGTACTAGAAGGCTCAATGGCCAAAGGGGAGTTTCTACGCCAAATGAAACAAGCGTTCCCTCAATATTTAACTGTGTCTAATGGATTTGACGATTCAGTACAGATTTTAAAGAATAGGGGAATGATTTCTGAAAACAAACTTAAAGATATCAGACCAGTTCAAAATCTAGCTGATAATTTTCCACTAAATACTATCGAAAGAGGGATCGATTATGAATTGGAAAAAGCTGGCATTGATCCAACAGGAACAGTAACTAAAGAGCAATATGTATCTGCAAAGCAGAAATGTATGCTTAACTTACAAAAAGATCAAGCATTTTATTATAACCTTATGTCTGGCGATTCTGCTAATGTAGATAAGCATGATAAAATGAAAGAAACTAAAAGAGGAGCTAAAGAAGCAGATACTTTTAATGCAATGAAGAAGGCTACTTTAAAAGAAGCCATAGATCCTACATTAGATCCTTACGAAGATAAAAAAGAAATAGTAAGACAGGTAATCGATTTAGTTAAAAGAGAGAAATCTGTTCCTAATTCCGTTGCTGTAGACTTTATAAAAACACATTACGAAGATATTAT